AGTAGACTCAATTTGAAACCCGTGGGATTCCCGTCGATGTCAGTATCAGACGGGATAACAACACCCTCGTATTCATCACGACGGATCTTCTGTATCATATCGCGAAAATCAGCGACGACAGCTTTCTGCGCGCTACTCGCATTTGAGGCTAAAAGCTCAACAGGAATCTGCATCACTGGTAGTCCTGCTAAATCACGTTCTACGCCCACCGCTTCTATCTCTTGTATCCTTTTGAGAAAATACCAAGAGCGGTAGGCGTTTCTCAAAATGCTACGCCCCTCAGGATTGTTCTTGTGTGTCTCAGTCCGAAAATGCAACGCCTTCTCAAGAGGAATATACACCTGCTCATAGGTAGGCGGGGCCATCTACCAAAGCCCTAACAATCCACCCTCGTCGTCGAACTCCCATTTGAACAGCGTGTCCTGTGCGCGCACTGCAAACTTACGCCAGCCAACGCGCCCGTCCCTAAACGCGCTGCTCAATTTGGGATCTTCGTTATAGCCCCCGCGCATTTTGTAGAGAATCTCAAAATAGGACCAGCCGTACGGCAGGAACGAGAGCACCTCTGCGAGGAAATCCGGCCACGTCACAGCCATGTCCTCAATACACTCCTCTACAAAAGCAGCGTATTCTTTTGCGACAGAGTTATCGCCCGCTGTATTGATTTGGGATTTAGTCTGACGAACGAGCGTCTTGATTGCGTAGAGAATCGCGCCAACAACAGGGTCGTTGTCTCGCATCTCAGTGAAGATTTTTTGGCCTTTATCGCCTTGCAAGGCGCGTAGCCACTCCTCATCAATCATCCCGGCTTGTCGATTCAAGCCAGTAGAGCCAAGCACGTCTAGGAAGTCGTAATCGATTTTCTCATTTTCGGACATCTCATTTACCTTTCAGTCGTTCTGCCATTTGTGCCGAAATGGGACGGACACTACATCGGCAATTAATCACTTCACCTGCAACGCCAAACTTACTGCGCGCAGTAGGGTCGCCAGGATAACGCAAACGCGCTCCTGTTTTGGGATTTTTAAAATAGCGACCATGTCTCACAATGAGACCGTCGAGGGCTTCATGGTGTCTCTGACCAGATTTGCCATCATCTGACGCGACCCAAATTAGGAATTCGCGCCCTACCAATTTACCCGCCTCTACTCGCCCGTAGTTCCTAGCGGCGTTGATCTCAGTGCGCGCAATCATCCTAGCTCGCGCTCCTAGCCCCTCAACAGTAAACCGATTCCCTAACGGCTTTAGCAAAGTAGGTGCATCTTTTTGAGACGAGACTGTGAGCCATGTTCGTAGCCTTTGCGAGATCTGTCCTATTGTGGGACGCGGGGTTTCTTTCATCCACTCAGCAAGCGCATTTCCAACAGACTCTCGAAACTCTTTCTCAATACTGGAATCTAGCTGCTGTAGCAAAATCTCCTTTTGAGACAGGTAATCACTCATGTACGTATTTGGGATCACCCACTCAGACCCCGCGTACTCTTTGCCGCTGTCTGTGATCTGACGCAGACCGTAAAAGCTCATCAGCTTTGCTAGCCTCTTTTCCTCTTTCGACCTGCGCGTTGCCTTTCTCACTTTGAGAACTTTGCCAGTCTCTTTGATCTCGCCTGTTAGATCTCGCACGAGCTTGCGCGTTTTGAATCTCAGGTATGCGCGCACGCCTGTTGATAGATGCAGAGCGCGTTGCTCTAGCTTTTTTGCGTCTCGCCTAGACTCGCCTTTGAAATCGTCCTCTCTGATCTCCTCGATCTTGAGAATCCTATTTTGGGATCTGTCCCATTTTGCGACGGCTGTGCGCATCACACGTTCCAGCTTTCCGTTTTGAGATTTGCGCCTGTGTCTATGCTGACGATAGGCACTTTCTTAATTCGAGAATCAAGCTCTGTGATTGCATAGACTAGCGCATCAAGTCGATCGGGGCTACTGCTTGAGAATTCAGGCGAGTAGCTGCAGAGCTGATCCTCAAGCTCAGGGTGAATCCCAATATGATGCACACGCCCTTGCTCGTATCGACTTGCGACAGGCTCTGCTCTTGCATACTTGCCCTTACTCGCGTGTATCAATTTGACACTGACAGAATCATCAACCTGTCTCAAAATGCGATCAACCAAATCTCCACCCTGATTCGATTCTGCGACGATGCGATCTGCTTTGTGTAACTGATAACGAGTCACCACAGCTCTCGCCCATTTATCAACGCTCGCTCTCATAGACGCATCCTCAATCACGTAGAAATCCCCGTCGCCCGCAAGAGCTGCAACAACAATACCCGTCTCATCACTCGTCGCAGAATGAGACACAGCAGGATCTACCGCGACAACGATTCTCTTGATGTCTAGCGGCGGCTGATGCACGCGGTTGTCGTCGATGATTGCTCTAGTCCACAGAGCACCTGGCACCTGCTCCAATAGCTGCGCATGGATTTCCTGCATTCCTAGACTTGTCCCTGCGTACTTGTCTAGGATCTGCTCTAAGAACGCAGGGGCGAGGTTGTCGCGATTTGCGAATGTGCTGCCGCGTGTGACGTGTGTCGTTTTGCTACACACCAAATCCTTGATTAGCTGAATGGGACGAGGGGTTGTTGTTACTACGCATTGAGGTGACTGTCCCAATCTGAGACCGAACATCAATTGATCCCATGTCTCATAAGGATACGACCATGCCGCTGCCTCGTCAGCCCAACACAGATCGTGCTGAGGTCCTCTGAGCTGTGAAGGCTTTTCTGAGCTGTAGCAATGTGCGACAGCTCCAGTGTGAAAAGTGATCCGGCGCTTTGATGGCTCGTATAGCGGGCGTCGATCGGGCGGGTAGCAATTTAGGATTCCACTAGGGCCTGTCACCATAACGTCGCGCACGTCTGCGGCTGTGCGCCCAACTAACGCGATCCGTCTAGCCTGTCCTGAATTGACACACGCCCGCACATGCTCTGCCCCTGTTCTTGTTTTCCCAAAACCACGTCCTGCTAAAATTAACCAGATACGCCAGTCCCCGCACGGCGCTATCTGTTCAGGACGTGCCCAAAACTTCCAATCCCATTTTAGGTCAATGAGCTGTGTCGATGTCAGTCTCGATATGAGACTGTCCCTCTCTGTTTCGGGTAGTTGCGCGAAGGATTGCAGCTTCGATAACATCTCGCGCGGCGGCGGCTTCTTCTTCGATTCTGATTGCATCGCCGTCCCTACCTGTCAGCTCTGTCCGTTGTGTATCAGTTTGAGACAAGATCTGTTTGCCCAACCAGATTTGCATCGTCACGTTTCCTTGTGTAGCATTTTGCCACTGCAGGCGGCGCAACGATGCGCGCCCTTCGCCGCGCGCTTTTTCAACGCTCTCTGATAACTTCTGATCACGTTTGAGCAGTTCGTACCAGTATGAGACACTAAAGCCTAGACACGACGCCATCTCTTCGTGTGTGCAATGGATGCGCGCAAGCTTGTAGGCCATCTCATAATCGACTGGTTTCTTGGGTCTCGACATATCAAACCTCCTGAGAGCTTAGTGTAGCATATTGAGACAGCCTAACAGCTAATCAAATAGCTGCTCTCTAACGGATAGCGCAATTCGCTGCATCATGAACGGGGGCACACTCATACCGCAGACATAGACCGGGTTGGCTCCCATATAGTTGTAGTCATCAGGGAATGTTTGCATTCTAGTAGCTTCGTCACGCGAGAGCTTTCTTGGTTCACTCCAATGATACATGTCGCCGGTACTTTTCAGAGTCCAAGCAGGCTTATGCGGGTGTAGCTTTCGGTGTGATGTGTGGTTGCTTTTGCTCATTGACAGATTTTCGCCATATGCTGCACTACGCCAAAAGGTTGCTCCTCTATCAGTGAGAGGTCTACCGTTTTTTGAGCAACCTTCAAAGGCTTGCGATAGCGATATGGGATCTTCGTCGAATCTCATATTGATACTCTTGCCCTCTTTATTTGAGATAAAGAATATCCTTGGTCGTTGCTGAGGTACGCCCATAAAGGCTGCGTTTAGTTTGAAGATCTGCGTTGTATA